TATTAAAAAAATATAAGGTTGCTGATTTAACCAAGGCATACAACGCTGCAAAGGGAGACGAAAGAGAACGACTGGGAATGGAAATCTTTGCTTTAACAAACCCAGACCTTGCCAAGAAGGTAAAGCCCGGCCAAACAGGCTACGAAACAATCCAGGCTACAAGACAAGCAAACACCCCGTTTGGTTCTGCCCTGAGCGCAATTCCTTCCTCCAGCACTACAAATTATCAGTCGGCGTTTACTGCGATGCCAGCCGATAAGATTGTTTCACAAGCTTTTGGCGGAGTCTCCGGCGAAGGGGTGCAAAGCATTTTGAATACCACCCCAGATCTTTCAAAAGCTGTAGCCGGTTTTCCAGCAGGAGAAAAACCCCTGGGCGGCATGTCAATCAAAGATGCTTTTACTTCTTCTGTTTTTAATCCCTCTCAAGATAATCTCAGTGCTATGCAATTAGCTCTTTTAAAAGAAGCGTTTAATAAACGTCTGAAATAAATTTAAAATCTTGGCATTGCACTGCATGTAAGCCCAACCAGCTGGACAACAGATCTTTTGATCCACGGGGGCCAGTGTTGTTGCTTTTGATCTAATGCTTCTTTGTCCTAATTTTGTCAAGCGTCTTGCGGCTGTAATTAGCTTAGTTACTTCAGTACAAACAGTGTTTGCACCGGGTCTTAAGGCAGAGTCAAATTGGGTAGGAGAATAACAAGAACACAATAACAACTATGGCACCACGCACAGTACAACAAATCTTTGGATTAAAGCCGGAGGAGGTTAATGCTTTAACCGTTCTCTCTGGCTTGGAGGGCTTCCGTGGTGGCGCCCAAAGCCCCGATGTTGCAGCAGTGGCAGCAAACGTGCTTTCTCGTAGGCTACAAGGCGGTTGGGGTGGGCGTGATATTCGCAATATTGCCAAATCCCCGGGTCAATACGAAGCTGTTTTTGATTACAACATGCAACAGCTGGCCGACCCAGCTTTTGGTGCACGCGTTTTAGGTGGACAAGAAGAATTTAATCGTTTACGTAATATTGTTAACGATCCCTCTTTGGTTGGCGAGCAGTTTCGTCGCTCTAAGGGGGCACAATCTTTTCGCGGAGTCTCTCTTTACGAAAATAAAAAACCCGGAGATTACACGCCCGTCCCTGGTAAAAGCAATTTTTACTTTAACCCACTAGACGCAGCAACATACAAGAAAGGCCTGGGATTATTTGGCGATACATCCCAGGCTACGCTCGCGTCTCAACCAGCCAGTCAGCGTTCTGTTGAAGATATTTTATCTTCTGTATTGGGAGGTGCCGTTAAACCAGGCCTAGACGAAGTGAACACAAAAGCAATTTCCTTGGTTGACACATTTAAAAACACAGTTAAAGAAGCTCTGATGAAATCCTTAATTCAACCTATAATTAATCCCCTGGGCACGCTTTGATGGCACGCTTTTCAGAATACGTAGACAACAGCTATCTTCCCGGAGAAATTTATTCAGCGGGACTCAGCGAGTATCGCTCAGACCCCCAGGTTATTGTAGACATTCTTTCAAAAAAGAAATTTAAATTTAACCCAGAGGATGATGGCACCTACTTCCAACAGTTTTTAGCTTTGCAAAATAATCCCGAAGCCTTGATTCAAGGCAAAGTTAAATTACCTCAACGTTTTCGTGAATTTATGGCCATGTCCGACCTTGGAAGATAACGCTATAATTAACAAAAAGCGGCACAAGGACATTGGCTTCTACTTCTACAAACAAACAACCGTTACTGGTTGATCGGCCACTGTTTGACTCAGTGCGCGTAACCACGCAAACAGTTGGTAGCGCATCTTCCAATACGCTGTTCGTCCAGGGGGGACAGGCTCCCTCTATCCTGGTGGATATGGATGCGGCGTTGAGCGAAGATAATAACAATGGTGGTGTGGTGGACTCAATCACTGTTGTTAGAAACGATTTTTATAGAGCCGCCGATTTTATTGTTAATACCACTACTTCAGGAACAGTTATCTCCCTAATTAGTGGACAAATTGTACAAATAGCAGCAACAGGCTTAACTGCAACCGCTGCCGCAAGTGGCATTGGTTTTTATACTTACACGGGTGCAACCACGCTAACAGGCGTAAATACAGCCCTTCTTTATTCGGGTGGCACTGCGACAGGGTTTTCTTACAACGGTGTAGCTTACGGATACCGACAACCTGTTACATTTGCCTTCTATCACACACGCGGCACCACAACCCCCGTGCCCGCTTCTGGTGATTATCGGCTGTTGTTTGCCAAGACAATGCCAGCAGATAGCGGTGTAGTTGATTGCAGTGATGTCATGCCGCAACTTGCCACACCCGTGATGCAGGCCGGCAACACCAACGGCTTAGGCACTACCGCCCCTCTCCGAAACAAGGGAATTTACCTTGAGCGCGGTGATCGTATTTACGTCGGTGTTTTTCCAGATGGTCCGAATATCTCTGGCTACACACCAGGCGCTCATATTATCGCGCAGGGAGGCCTCTTCTGAAAATGGCTAAAAAGAGTGGCAGCTCTTTTGGTAGTTTTAACAGAACAGAGGCATTTAAGCTTGAACCAATTACACCAATAACAACGGAGTTTTCTAAAGGTTCAATCCCGGACTCTATTTACACTACAAATAGAGAATCAACCTGGTCGCGTTGGAGAAGAGGATATGAATTGGCGACAGCAACCACATACAATAGTGACTATAGCTACAGGTTTCGCTACGAAATTCCAAACGCCACAAGCAGTCAAAATCCCACGCCTGTAATTTCAGGAGTTTTTGTTGGATTCCCGACAAAAAATAAAGAATTTGGCGTGCATTGGGCTATTTGGCGTCAAGCCGGTTCTATTCGTTGTGACAAATTAAAAGATCCAATCACAAATCAAAACTTATTTATTGAATCCATTACGGAAGATGTCAATCACTGGTATGTAAAACTGGCGGGGAGCTGGAGTTCCTCCAACCCATTACCGGCTCCCTTTTATATTCCGGTGCCAGGAGAGCCCGATGGTTTAAAACCCGCAAATACAGAAATATTTGAAGATCGCATTATTGAAATTGACGGTGAAATTATCGATAAAGATACAATTAATCCAGCCACACAAAAAAGATATGGTTACATGCAAGCTGTTGTTGTTGCAATCGACCAAGAGACAGGAATACTAACCTTTAAAAAAGCCGGGTCCGTTCAAGTTACACCCGACGGTGTATTTATTACACCATCACCGGTAAGTTTTACTCCTGGTCGTTATCTAATTACCGGCTCTAGATATAGTTGTACTTGTCAGGACTTTACACGTAGAGATTATTCTTTTTTATCTGCAGCAAGCGCCGACAATAAAAAACAATTTCCGCGCACAGGAGTGTCGAGCGTCAAGCCTGGGCGCTTTGAGGTGACAAAGCTAAACGGAACTGTGAACAACAGTGCGATGACCACTGCAGATGTAAATAGGTCATTAGAAGTTGTATCGACACAGGGCTTTGAGTTGGATTATGAAGTTACAAATGAAGCCACAGAAAGAGTTAAGGCGGGAAGAGATAACCCCGGGGTGTACAGGGAGTTTGGTGGAACCTATGTCAGGAGCACCAGCAATATTGCAATTACTGGTTCAAAATCAGATGGTGTGCCCAAATATGAAGACTATGCATCGAGGACACAGTTCACTGATAAAAATGCCATTGAACAAACTACCATCACCCAAATAAATGACTCCTGGGAACCACTGTTAGATGAACTTCGCTATTGCAAACATATTTACGCACTCAAATTTAAAGACCAAGTATTTCCACCAGAACCATCTGATTTCCCCGTTGGCATTGAAAGCATGGCAGCCTGGGAGCAAACACTTGTTGATAAATCAGAAAAAGAACAACAAAGCTTACGCGAGTTCAATCAAACAAAAAATGCACTATCAAAGATGGACGTGCCTCCGTACAATTGTCAGTCACCAATTATTTTTCCAATGCTTCAACGTTTATTTAATTTTGCAACTGATCGCATTGAAGTAAATAATTTCACAATGTTTGACAAAGACGGATTAGAGTATACTCCTTAACATTTGTTGTATACTTTTAATAAGTCTCACGAGACTTATTAAGGATTTTTTTGCACCCGACGCTCTGAGCACCCCGATTGCTATGGTCGGGCTATCTCAGACCACCTCAGCCATGACACAACAGCTGCCTGTTGATCAGCGGATTGTGGACGAGTACTTTCAGCTGATCTCAAATCGAAAAACAAAAGACATCGGATGGCTATACGCCATGGTCGCCACCTTTGGCTTAAAGCCCGAAGAACTCAGCGGGTTCTCCTGGGGGCCAGGGGGAGTAGTCAGCTTGTCTAATCGCAAGCGTCCCGTTGCTCCGTTTCACCCCCAATGGGTTCATTTATTTGAACTCAAAGAAAAAGAGCCATGCACGAGACAAGGCTCTTGGGTGTCCCTTTGTACATCTCTTTATCGATCAATGGCGTATCAGGACATAACCCTGAACGTCACCGATCTGCTTTTGGCCCATCGCCTACGCAAGAACCACTACCAAAACTTTAAGCAGCAGCAGGCATCTGCCCGTTCTTTTGCAGTTGTTTCCTAACTGCTTTTACATTCCAACGATAACCGTCCCGTGAGCGGGTTTCGGGAAAAGCGGCGAAATGTGGCCCTAGCTTTAGGGTGCCGTTGTCGCGGTACTTAAAAAGGGTTTGGCGATCAATGCCGAGGAGATCCTCAGCGCGAGAAATGGGAACCCAACCCCCAGAAGCTTTAGTCATGACGCGAGAAAGCGCGGACTTTCATACGGTATCGGGCAGCCAGAGCCTGTCAAGCTACTTAATAGAAATTTCAACTTTGTGTTGTAGTTAGACACAAATGTGGGGAAATTAAAATAAGATAACGGCAACTCAAGAGTATGTTCAATTGTGAACAGGATCCCCTCGCCCTGCTCATTGAATTAACTCCAAAGTTAGCGAAGAAACGTTATCGGCAATCTATTTACGAAGCCTGGGACTGCAAGTGTGGTTATTGCGGAGATGACGCCACGTCTCTTGATCACATTGTTCCAAGGTTTCGCTCTGGTTCCAGTAACAGAAATAATTTAATTCCCGCCTGTAGGCGTTGCAACACAAACAAAGCAAGTGCAAAAATAGAAGATTGGTACAATCAGCAAGACTTTTTTACTCAAGCTAGAATGGATAAAATCAACTCCTGGATAACCCAAGAATTAGTCGATACTTCTACTGTTTCAATTACTGCGTTGGGATACGCTGTTTAACATGTCTATTTTTTATGATCCGTCTAGTAAAAAATGGAACGTCACGTATGAAAAGACGGACCACAAAACCGACCTAGCCACAAATAATACAACAAATTACAAAACCGATTACAACGAACAAGAAACAAAACCTGTTATTCGTTTCCGCATCGTTACAAAATACAGAACCGAATATTATACAGAATATGAAAACTATACATCTTATGAAACAAAGTATGTCTATGAAAACGGCAGGTTTGTTAGCAAGACGGAACCGGTACAGAGACAAAGACCTGTCACCAGATCCAGGCAAGTTCCTTATCAAGAAACTGAGACATATACGGTGCAGGTTCCTAATTACGAAGCCCAAGCATATGCCAGGTATATGAATCAGTATAACCGCAATTTAAACAGTCAAAATGATTCCATCAACAAAGAAAATGCTCGAGAAAATCAAAAAAACACAGAGCTTAATACTTTAAACACAAAGAAAAATACTGTATACGACAAAACGGTTGCAGCTGCGGGTTCCACCAGGGGTAGTGATTATATTGCTCAACGAGATCCGTTATTAGCGCAAGTTGAATCTCTTGGTTTAGACAAGACTTTTAAAGACAATATTAATCAAAACTTCCGTAATTTTTACACAACAGAAAAATTAGAAACATGGGACGGAGCAAAACTAGGCGCTAAACCTTTATATGGCGATTTCAACCCCTCTTATTACAAGGAGCAAAACCCGGTGGCGGCCCAGGAGTGGGCTAAAGCTAAAGCCGTTGATGATGTTGATGTCGTGGATCGCTATGGCGAGAATCAATATTATTTATGGCATTACACAACGCAAGGAAAACCCGCCGGAAAACGAGGAAATCCAGCCGAAATCGCTGAGCAAGCAAAAGCGTATGTTGAAACAAAACCAACTGATCAAGATATTCAAAACGTGCGGGATTTACAGCTGGGAATTAATACGGCAACACAGGCACAACGCCTGTTAAATATTCCGGAAATTGCGGCCGAGTGGGAAAAAGCAAAGGCTGATGATCCTTACTGGCGCCGGCTAGCAAAAAATAATTTCTTGGATCCAAACAAAGCAGATGAATTTGTTACTCTTTTTAGAATCTCGGAAAGGCCCGAAGATAAGCAAGTCAGCTTGAATTACAACATTAATGCTGGTTATGGCATCACAGATTTAGAGGATGCACTCAATGAGGCAGTTGGTGAAAAGGCCACAGTCGACGTTAAACGCTTTGGTGCGCTCACGCAAGATGTATTGAAGAGCACAATTGCCGAAATGAAAAAAGCCAAAAGCAGGGAGCAAACACTTGGTTTGTTAGGGGGATTTGCCGGATTTAAAGAGATTATAAATATCAACAAAGAACTAACGAATGCAATTCTTGGAGATACAGGAGTTGGGGGAGTTCTTTCTTTTTCATCTGCAGGCAAGGCGGAAGAATCTTTAGAAAAAAGCTTGCAAAATATCACCGGTGTGCGTAATAACGCCACATACAATTGGCAGCAATGGTTCGATAATCAATTAAAAACTCGTTATCAAAAAGAATTAGAGTTGGGTTACACAGACAAAGAAGCCGAACAAAAAGTAAAAATTGAAGCAGATTTTGCGCGTCAATTCATTGATAAATATTTAATACCCAGATTCAATACAGCTCGCTCTATGGATGAGTTTGTTGAATATTTAGATATTCGGCAAGAGGAGCAAAACCCATTCCAAACACAGGACTTGGTGAACGCGGTCAGTCTTGTTGCAAATTTAAGAGCGAACCAATATTTAGATAAGATTAGAACGCTTGGGGATCGCTATTTTGATTCAGAATTCTATTTTAATCCCTCTGGAAATAAGGCTCGTGAGTCCAACTATTTAACACAAGCCGAGACAGTTGCAAAAGACTGGGATGCGGCAAAGAAAGGTGATCCATATTGGGCGCAGCAGGCCTATCGGTTTGGCATCAACATTAACGATAAAGACGCCTTTGCACGTATCCATTTTCAAGTAAAGGGGCAGGGGCAGGGCTTTGATGCCGCAAAAGATATTCTCACAGCAGGCGGTGTACAAGATGAAATCTATAACAATATTTTGCCAGCGCTAAAAGAAGAAGCTTTAAAACAAGGTTCTGTCTTTGGTCAATTTGTCACGCCAGAGGAGTTTGCTGATGAGATGCTCCGTGGTTTAAATCCCAACGATAAAACAACATGGCAAGAGGTCCTACAGCGCTATGGTCTTACAGACTTCAAGGGAACTATTGAAGAATTAAAACAGTATGTTATTGAAACATTGCGCACTGGATCCGCACAAGAAATACGAGAGGAGATTAAATATCTGAACGAAAAGCGCCAGCGGCCCACACAACAGGTTCTCGGTTTAACTTACATTGAGCGTCCAGAAGATTACAAAGATCAAATGGCAACTCCGCAAACCGAGTTGTACAAAGTCTTTCAAGGTTCTGGATACCAAGGCACAGAGGATGAATTTTACGAAAAGTTTTTCCCTGATTTAGATCGCTCTGAGCAAACGCTTTTAACAAAGGCAGGCTCTGATAAAGCACTTAAAACATATGGCCTTGACCTTAGTGATCCGTTCGCATCCTTAGGGACAATTGAAAGTTTTATGGATGAAGAAAAAGATTCGAAAGATACCACCGGCGATAAATCTTCAAGCTTCTTCCGTCTAGGATTAGGTGAAGATGAAGAAGAAACGAAGTACAAAACCAAGACGGGCACACAAATCTTGGGCGAGTTTACATCTATGTTTAAAGGACTCTGATGGCGGATAAACGTAAAAAAGCTGCGTCTGCTGCCAAGCTGGCAAAAGACAAGATGGCGTGTAATAAGCCCAGGCGTACCCCAAGCCATCCCACCAAGTCACACGTTGTCAAAGCCTGCAAGGGCGGCGAAGAAAAGATCATTCGCTTTGGCCAGCAGGGCGTGGAGGGCGCTGGAAAGAACCCGCAATCAGCCAAAGACAAGGCCCGGCGAAAGTCCTATTACGCTCGTCACAATGCCCAAGACGCAAATCCAGACATTATGTCAGCGAGGTATTGGTCCCACAAAACAAAATGGTGAATAAAAACAGTAGTTCAGCTTCCGGTTAAAGTAATAACACCGCAGTTTTATAGAGATGGCACGACCCAAATCCGCAACATTCATTAAATTAGAAGCCAAACCCAAGCACACTAGGCAAGGACAGGGGAAAAATTCTCTGCCTAACCACGGTAGAAAAAAACGCCGTGGGCAAGGTAGTAAATAAATTGTGTATGATTATGGGTAATAACAGTTATCCACATGACCGACTTTTCGCGTGCGGTTAGTCTAATTTGCAAATATGAAGGTTTTAGCGAAAAGGCGTACCCAGATTTATTTACCGGTGGTGAACCCTACACCATTGGTTATGGCACTCAATTTTATCCAGACGGATCTCCTGTTAAACCCGGGCAGCGCTGCAGTGAAGAGAAGGCATTGCAATACTTGTTCCACGAGGTGCAAATCATTGACAATCAACTTGGCAAATTAAATCTTGGTCTTGATGACTGCATGCATCAGGCGCTGATTTCTTTTATCCATTCGATTGGCTGGCAATCCTTTCTTTACGGCGCCGTGATTGACGCCATAGAAACTGAAGACTTTTGCGCCGCAACTCAAGAAATGTCCAGTTGGATTTTTGACTCCGAGCACAAGGTTATTGGTGGATTGCTTGACCGACGCAGGGAGGAGGTTAATCTGTTCCTGCAAGAAATTGAAGTTAACCCCTGGGCGTCAACTGAAATTTTGCTCGCAGCATTTCGCAGTTACACCGCCGCTCCACACGAGGTAAAAGCAATTCGCGAGCTGGAGGAAAGCATTAGTCCGTACATCCTTTCCACATTTGCCAACAATTTTTGCATTGCCGACCATTTATGGGATGAGTTTACCCAAGACGAGTTGGACGCCATATTTAAAACATAGCCTTAGAATAATTACATCGAGACCTGTAAGCAGAATGGAGCATTCAGTTGAACCACGGGAATTTCAACTTCCGTTGGAACTTCAATTCTCCATGCGCAAAGCAGAGCTTACAGCCCGGGAAATGACCTGGGATGAACTCTATGCTGCGCTACTAAATCTCTATCATCAACGCTTGATGGAGTGGCATGCAGTCAAGGCCATCTTGGCGGATGAAAATATTGAACTGGACTGGGATTTACCCACAGAGTTAGAACTGTGTGAGCTCGCTGCCGCTTGTCTGCTGGACGAAGGAGACGACGAAGAGGACGAGTATCAGCCTTTCTGACTTTCGTCAAGCTCAATCAAACGATTTAAGTACCACTGAGCCTTTTTCAAGGATTCCGTGCCGCCTTTATGCCGCTCTCTCCAAAGATATTTTGCACAATTACCTTTACAATATCCACGGAATTCCTCTGGCGTTAACTGAGCTTCAATGGCGTCAATGCACTCAATACCGCCATCCGTGTAATGGGACGGATGATTAACAACATCCTTTTGGAGCACGGGAGGTCCCTCTTGTGTCAGCCAGGGCACAGAGCAAAAACCATCAGGACAATCACTGGAGAAAGCCTCAGCACTTTCATTTTCAGTGTGTGAATCTACCGGCGCAAACCACGTCTTTTCAGCGACTCTTCCATCATTTCCTCTGACGGACCCTCCAGTTCCAGTACCAGGGCTTTGGGTTTTGGTGCTGCCCCCATTTGCATCCCCTCTTCCATCGAGGGAATGTAACCCGTTAAGCCGGGTCGATCCATTCCCTCCAGGTTTAACGGATTCCGCTCCAGTCCCTGCTCGCATGCCGCTAATCCACGATTGTACATATCGTACAACGGAACATCGTTCTCTTGGTTATCGATGGGTGCACCAAAGTCTTCGTCTTGATCCAGACACCGGCAAGTTACTTCATCTTGCACAAACGCATCTAAAAATGCTGAGGCGTTGTGATACATGATATCTAAGGCTTGATTTATTCCTTTTACAATAATACTATGGCAAATTTCTTTGATTCCACCTATGATCCCAGGCACGACTCTGGATCCTCAGGTGTTGAAATATCTGACTTACAACCCGAGAAAACATACGACACTGACTTGCGTCGTATTGAAGAGGACCAAAGACTTGCTGCGGAATCAGTAAATGATAAACAAGCGCGTATTGGCAAGTTTATGCGAGCAGCGAAGACCGCTGGAGCCTACCGACAACGAGCTGGAATTTCTGAACCCACAATCCGAGGACGTACTCCACGCAATCCAGCGTTTATCGATGGTACTGAACTTCCCAGTCTTGGAGACACCATTGGCACTGCTGGCAGCACAAACTACGCCAACAAGCCTCAACCACGCTTTGGCCGTGCCTTTGGTTGATCAAACCTGAGACAACACAACTTCGGGGGGCTGATCCTGGTACTTACCTTTACGGTCTTGATAGCTGACTTTGCAAGGATCCCCGCGATAAAACAGGAGTTGCGTGATGCCTTCATTTGCATAAATCCTGTTGAAGAGTCCGGTGCAATTACTGATTTCTAATGTCAGGTAACCTTCCCAACCACTTTCGGCCGGCGTGATGTTTACCAGGATCCCCGAGCGAGCGTACGTTGATTTGCCAACTGCAACAACTGTTACATCACGGGGAAGCTTTAATCGTTCCTGTGCAACGCCCAAGCAATAACCGTAAGGAGGCAAGAGAAAATAGCTACCGCGTTCGTCTTCTAGTAAGTCAGCTGGTTTAAGAATATCAGGATCAAAATCCTTGGGATCACAATCACCCGCCTGAACCTTCCCGAAAATTAAACACTGAGAAGGCGACAAGCGGATGTCGTACCCATAAGAGCTGAGCCCATAGCTCAACAAACGTCTTCCATTTTCTTCACTGATGACATGATCGACAAATGGCGAAAGCATGCCCTTTTGTTCCGCCAAATCTTTAATTTGCCAGTCGGCTAGTATCGTCATGGTGCTCATCAATCGTCTTTCACTATACAAAATCAACAGAGGATTCGCCCCTTATGCGAATAAATATCAATGAATTTTTCGGTTGCCTCGCCAGAGGATTGCATGGGAGGTAAGTATACGACTAGCGACGTACAGGTTTTGTGTGTAGAGATACCTTCGCTCGTGTTTTTGAGTAATATAGGTGGCGTTTTTAGTATGCAAACAGGGAAATCAAAGAGTCTTTGTTCATATCGAATCATGTCTGGGCAGTTAGTAAAGTAAAGCCCCTGCTCGACCTCACCTGCAAGCCATGTTTTATACAGCTTGCGAAACCAAACAGCATGAGAGGACACCAAAGTTGGGGACGAGGAGCGTGTCATCTTCCAGCGTTGCAATTTCTTTTCCCAAAAGTATGTCCCACTAGGGGGAAACAAATAAACCTTGCCGTACCACTGCTGGGAATTCAACCCATCATTCGTTGGCGTAAAAAATTCTTTAGCCTCCACATACTGATTAGCGACCTTTGAACTGGCGACATCTAGTTCAATGCCACCCAACAGGGCATGTGCCGATGAAATAAGGTCATAATTACTGATTAACTCACGGTCTTCAGCGTGAGCCCTAATATTTTGAATTGGCATCAGCGCTCAGCGATCTCGTTGTAATTGACTTCAAAATATCGCATTCCAGTGCCGTCATTGATGACGTAACCCGCCTTCTCTTCAGGATTAATTTTTTGGGCAGCCTCTAAAATCCGCCGAAAAGTTTCTGCCATATCACCATTGTTTTCCTGTTCACACTCTTCTTGTGCAGCATGAAGCTCTTTTAGTGTCAAAAAGAACATAGATCGCGCTTTATTCTCCGGCTGAAACACCATGACACCCGGCCCTTCGCACGACCACATCTTGAAGTAATGTTCGCCCATATCACCAAGAATTAAGCGGACGGTTGCGTCAAGCATCTTGGCTTTTGTTTCGTCCAGCTCAGGACCAATGACGGAGGCAATCAATTTTTCTCGACGGCTCATAGTTCCAACAACCCCTGGCGGGCTAATGATTCAATCAGTTTATCGGTTGGTTGATATAAAACAACCATTTTTCCAAGGACACCACGTTTTTTAATCAGTTTCCCCTCTGCATCGCGAACCTTGTCCAGTTCCCCAGATCTAATAAGATACTCAGCTACGCAACGAAGTCTACGTTTAAGCGGTAACTCCGCCTGTGGAAATTTACCACAAATTGTATCGGGTTTTAAATCACGAAACGCCAGACGTAAGCGATTGGCCAACGTCATATTGGAATTAGCGTCCTCTTCTTCATACTTTTTTAAGTTTTCCAGGTATCTGCGCAAAGTTGCATCATTGAACGAGCCTCCAGGCGGCAAGAATTCCTCCACTTGCAACGCAAGAGATTGCGGCAACAACTCCAGGCAATTCTCCAGGGTCAATATTGATATGTCTAGATCTTTAAATCGGTGTGCCATTATTACGACTCATCAATCACCCGGTTTGTGTATAGCCTGCTCTTGCTTTTGAAATAATCAGTCGTCTCCATGTCCCTGTTTCTAGCAAAGGATCTGACCAGATTGTTCCAGGGGATGCGGATGATCGCCTTTTTGGAGGGGTTGGGACAAGCATTAACGTAATGAATGCCCTCTACCCAGCCTTTATCAGGTGTTTTACGGCCAATCGCCATCCAATTTCGCAAGGTTTGATCAGAGACGTTCAAGCGCCTGGCGCACTCCTCAGTTGAAATATATTCATCGGCATAGGCCTCGGGATTCAAGGCGTCTGTTTCTCCATTCTCATAACGGCTGTGCCACATGGACGCCAAGATGTTGCGAATGCCTTTCAATTCCCAGGCAACGTCCTCTAATCCTTTTCTAATTCCGTGAACCATGACAACAAACTCGTTGATTAAATGCTAACGTGTTGAAAAAGAAGTTGCTCACCATGGATGATCAAGTGCCACCCAGCCAAGCCCCCGGCTTTTCTCAAATTACATCTGAACAACTAGAGGAGATGAAGGCGCGTGCCAGGGAAATGGCAATTCAACAGACCTTGGCACAACAAGCGTCCACTCCGCAGGTGCAGCCGCAAGTTATTTATGTGCGTCGCAACTTGACGGTTGCAGAATTACTATTAGTTTTCCTCATCTCTTGCGGTATTGTAACCGGAATCCAATGGACTTGGAACCTTGGAGCAAATCTTTTACCACGAATTGAAATTAAAGTACGGTAGAACGCCGCCGTCATCAGCTGTTTTTTTCGCGATGACAATTTGCACATAAAGCCGTCTTCCCTCACATCTCCCTTGCGAAAAGGCTTGCCTGTTTTGGGATTTAACCGCCTCATTTCTAAATATTTTCAATTTAGAATAACACAAAGAGTGCAAAATCGAGGGTTAGGGCCATCGCAAATAGAC